GTAATATGCTCTACGGCTTCCCGTAGATCGCTGTGGCTTGTATCGTGGGTCATCACCTACTCCTCGATAAGATTAGCAATCCTAGTGGTATGCCAATGAACACAAATCCTACAATAAAACCAATTAACATATTCATTTTCCGTTCTCCTTTGTAGTGGGCTGATCAGGGGCATCCTCCTCATTAGTTTCTGGTTCTGGGTGAGTGATTGCAAAATAAGTGCGCTCAAACTTATCCAGTATCGTTTTCATATCGGTTTCAATAGAGGCTAGAGGATTATCTTTTTTAGGGATAAACGTCAGCTTCTGAATAGTGTCATCATTCAGGGTAATACTTAGCTTGCTAAATAATCCCTGTGCCGTTACGATTTCTTTGCTCATAATCTCTCCTCCGTTAGTTAAAACACTCTCAATATCTAAGGTGCAAGTGAATGAGTACGGTCAGTGGTGTACTCAAACATCTATACCCTAAAAGTCACGTGGCACTTTGCCCGCCCGAAACACCTCACGCATACTTTGCAGTATAAGCTCGTTAGCGGAGATGTCGGTAGGGGTGTAGGCTGGGTTGTTTGGGTTGTATTCCATTTTAGTTTTCCTTTATGTTTTTTAGTAAGTTTTCGAATGTCAGTCCGATTGACTCTAGATATTTGTCCCAGTCAATCATAGGTTGCCTGTCGTCTCTTTCCAGAGCTGTAGTACCCGGAGACAGTGCTTCTCGGCATAGGTTGCTTTTGGTGTTGATTTCATAGGTAAATCCTTTCTGTCCAATAAGTCTTGCGTGGTTTCATAGTTGCTCCACAATTATCGCAGTGATTACTCCCTCTAACCTTCAAACTGTAACTACCTTTGTGGCGGAAACAAGTCTTGGTAGGGCAATGGATACTATCATCATCATTTTTTACATGTCGTATGTCATTAAACATTTGACCATTAATATCCATTTGTAGTTTGACGTCACTCATATTTAGCCAGCTTCCTGCGTCTGTTGGCCTCAAAAGCTAGTTGACGCTTCAGCCAGAGGTCTGCTCCGTCTAGTGCTAGGTTATAGCTCATGTTATTTGCCTCCTAAGCTACGTACATAGCTGTTGACGACCTGGGGATCGTTGACCCGGGCTTTGATAAGCTGGGCGAGTTTGAGGTTGTGGGCGACCTTCTGTGCGTTTGTAAGCTTCATTGCTTTTACCTTGTTGTTAGTTAGTGGTTAGACGGTTGGCTGGACCCGGAAGTCATTTTCAGCTATCGGTTGTCTGACTCTAGGATAGCACGAGTAACAAGTGTATGTCAAGTGTAATCTTTATGCTTTGTTGGAATCTAACAGTCGGGTAAGGTATACAGCCATACTCATGTAGGGCAACTTCTCTTTAACGGCCTGTTTCTGGGCGGCAGTCTTAATCCGGGCATGCAGTTCGGTGCTTACCTGGATTGTCTTATCAGTCGATATTCTAGGCATTATAGTAGTACTCCTTGTTTCATTGTTACTTGTTCAAATACATGTAAACCTAACTCTGGCCTCACGGCGTTTCTCAACAGTTTGCGCTGATCTTTTGTTCCCTCTGGTAGCTCAATGCCGTGGTATTCTGACAGAACTTCTTTTGTGGCCTCTGTGACAGCGCCAGTATATGAGCGTTTGAACTTTGCCGGCGATATGCTGCGACTTGCCCAAAAGTAGTGCCGGTCCAATATCAAAGTTGGCGCTATCAGGTAATCATAGTAGGGTATGACGTTCTCGACTACCCATGCGCCCTTAAAGAAGTGTTTAAGGAATAGAATTTCTTGGTACAGTGCCATGTCGGGATAGCGGTGTATTCCCCAACCGGCAAGTCCTGTACTGACTCGTGAGTGCGTAGGGCGGGGAGGACTCGACCAGATAAAATCATACTCTGCAAAGTGCTTAATCAGATAGTCGTGTGCATCTTCTTCGATCACCGTATCATTCGGGTACAGCTTGCGATAAGCGGCTGCAATATAATCGACGTTCTCTACGGCCGTCACTTCATGCTCGTCACCCCACAACTTACGATTACCCCCGATACCAGCATAGAGATTCAATACTTTCATAGTTCTGTCCCCACGATAGCTACCATAATTTCATTAGTTTTGAAGTCCACAGGATAGTCAATGTCATCGTCATAATGTTTGCGACCATGTAGAACAGCCTCTTTAATCTGTTGACGTATATATCTCCGTAAGTCATGTTTCGATATCTTCATGTACCTCAGTATACATTATTTACTCAGGCAATACAATAGGACTACACTTGACAATGTATAGTAGGTATGCTAAGATACAAGCATGAAACACAACACAAACATCGACCTCGAACAAGACCTGACTCTCACTATCAACCCTGACTGGCAAACTTCTAGCTTTCAGATTAGCGGTGCAGCTGAAACTATTCTGCCGTACGCAGAGGCCGTACAAGCCTTAGATGCTCGTATCCCTAAACAACGTAAGATCGCTCACAGCGCCATAGAAGGCCTACAATCGACTTTAGAATCCAAAGTGGGTAGTTTTGCCACTCGCTTGTCTACGGACGTCAGAGCCATAGCATATGACCGTATGCATGGCACTACCATGTATGAGCTACGTCGCCAGAAGCTGGCTGATGCTCGTGACGTCAAGTTTGCTGCCAGTATTGGACTGCTCAGCTTAGAGGAAACCTTTTGCCAAAAACATAAGGCAGCAGTAGACAAACTCCGAGCCTAGTTGTATTCTGCTTATGTTACCTGGCCAGTAGATTTAATAGCGAGAATTCGGCAGGTGAAGTTCTTACCACCTAAAAAAAATTCACTATAGCTGATCTCATATGTCAGCAACTACTTATAAAACCCCAGTATTACCCTGGGGTTTTTACTTTCAAGTATAAATTGAAAGTCCTGGTAGTCGTTTCCGCTAATGCTATACTGGAAAGGTTGCCACAACCCTCTGGCACAGTCTCTCACACTTAAAAGACCACCGGATTCCCTTGCGGGAGGTGGTCTTTTACTTTTGTTTCTAGCGGTATTACGGTCGCCAGCCTTCTCTGTTTTCGATATACCGACTTTCTAAGCCAGCAAAACAGGTGAGTTTTGGTTGTTTAAATTGTTAAGTATACCTTGATTTGAGTGTAACAGACAATTGATACTGCTTGCAAGGTGATCTAAATCACAGGTCTCCCAACCACTTAGTCCGTTGTTTCTCAGCCCGTAGGACGTCCTCATCCGGCACATTGACTCTGGGTATCAGCATAGCTCCCTTCCACTGCTTACCGAGCTTAGACGGCTTCTTAGAGGGCTGTGCGGCTTCTTTGGCTTCACGGATACGGGCGGCTTTAGCCAGGCGCTTTTGCTGGAGACGCTCGCCGTAGGACAGGATACGTTTTGGTATTTGGATGTGTTTCATAGGTTGGATTATACAACTTTCTTAGGCCACTACGCCCCCCTACTCTTTTGAAAAGCAATCAAGCTCCTGTAAGGGCGTGGGGTAACTGAATCACTGGTTTAAGGCAGTGAGCTTATTGAGTGCATTGATCAAAACGGCAGTAGTAGTGGGCAGTGGTCTGCTGTGCTGATCAAAAAGACCTGGTTGACTGGGGGCTGTGCTATGTATATGGTGCTGGCAGTACTGCTGCCTAGCTAGTAGTCATACCACATCAGAGCCAGGGTTATACACTCAAACGCCTACTCGGGCTGAAGTGTGCCTACAGTTTTATTGGATAACAAAACAAAACCACTAGCCGAGTGGGCAGTGGTTAGGACGGGTGATAAGTTCGTAGTTTGTTGATTCATAGGGCTGAGAACCTGATTTAGTGATTATTTACTTGCATAAGTTGATGTTCGCGATATAATAAAGCTAGTATCAAGGCCCACCGAGATAAAAGGTACAGAAATCGCTGGCCTTT